TTGACCAAGATTATATAAATAATATCGCTGATACGATTGAAGAAGAAGAATCGTTATCAAGTCCCATTCCAGCATACAACACAATTAATGAAGTTCCTCTATTTGATAGCAATAAGGACGGCGACTTCGCATTTGTCCGAGACGATAAACGTTGGTTGATGTGGTATCAACAAGGTTGGTACAGTATAGCACAAGGAGAAATATACACACTGATTCTCTTCATACGAGGCACTGCTGGTGTCATTGAAGATACTAAGAGATTCGGTGATAGTAATATGACAATTGATGTATATGGAAATACATATGCATCTGTTTCAGAACAATCAATTATTTTTGACGGCAATGGTGATTACCTTAGAATAGATGATGCGATGAATGGATTACTTGAGGTATCATCGTTCACCATAGAGGTTGATATCAACCCTTCGCTAGTTGAATCTGACGTTTATTTTGTTGCATTCAACTCTTTATATGACGGTCAGAATATATTGTTGATCGGTTACGATTCGTTTTGGATAAATAGTAATCAGTATCTATTCATAGATCAATTTTCAGAAGATGAATGGCAGTCTATTAAGTATACATATGATGGTGAAACAGGCAATCACAGGTTCTACCGCAACGGTGCTCTTATCTTTGGAAGAGACACTGATAAATTCGATGTAGATCCGGAGAACTGTTCTTTTTCATTAGGGGCGGAATTCGATGCTGCGGACGGTGGACTTCCTGGGAATTATTTCTCCGGAGGTATGAGAAACATAAAAATGACGCATCAGATCATATAATTTAAACTAAACAAATATTCAATCAGGGAGACATTAAAATGTCAAGAAAAATTACTGATCTTACCCAACTTACTGGGGCACCTGCAGATTCAGACATAATTCTGATCACAGATGTCAGTGAGGATGCCTCAAAGCAAATCACTGTAGCAGATTTCCTTTCATCAACATCAGAAGTAGGTTCATTCGTTTTCGATAGTGCAAACATCAGCACAACGAATAACGTTGACATGACCATTTCTCCAGATGTTATTTTCGGTGGTGGTCTTACGATCTCATCTTTGCTCAGTACTGGTACTGGTCCATTTAACCTAAGCAGTGCAAGCAGCATTAACTTTACAGCAACTGATGCTGTAACTGCAAACGGAATCCCACTTCCATCGATCGGCGGTCGTTTGGAGATCGGTAACTCTCCTGTATGGTATGGTTCCGCAGGTATTACTGTATCTAAGCAGAGCGATTTCGTTTACCGTGTAGCGTTTTCTAGTGCGTTTACTTCTACAGATGACTACAGCATTATGGCAACACTGAATCACCCGCTCCCTTGTGTTTGGTATATTGAAGATAAGCAGGCAGGTTATTTCGATATTAATGTTTATCGTGATGGAAGTCAAAACGCATTAACATCTGGTGAGTTTGCAATCACGATCTACGAATTCTAATCCAAGGGGGGTTTGAACCATGGAAAGAGAATATGTAGTAATTGTCCACAAAGGAGTGGACTTAGCAGCGTTTGACGCAGAACTTGCTGCATCGACTGGGGATTCTCCAATTCCTAATCGTGCAGTTCAAGTTGCTGATCCTCGCGAAGGATCAAAGCGTATGACGCACTGGATGTTGACTGACGATGAAGCACAAACGCTTCAGTCAGATCAACGAGTTTATGCTGTAGAGATACCTCCGCACCTTCGTGACGATGTTGAGTTCGTTCTTGATGCTCGTTCAAAGAAAGGTGGACGCTTTAAGCGCGGCGGCGGCAAAACAGCGAATAATGTTAACTGGGGTTTGGTGCGATCAAACTCCAAAGCAAACATATATTTTGGACAAGAAGATGTATCTCTTGGTGAACAAAACGATTATGTTTATGCATTGGATGGTTCAGACGTTGATGTCGTGATTCAAGACACTGGTATTGAAGCGAGTCACCCTGAGTGGGAAGATCGTTACGGAAACTCACGTCTTCAACAAATCGATTGGTTTGCGGAAAGTGGAATTCCTGGTACTCAACATGCAGAACATTATAGTGATGCTGATGGTCACGGTACTCACGTCGCTGGTATTATAGCAGGTAAGACATATGGTTGGGCGAAAGGTGCTCACATTTATGCTCAAAAACTTTCTGCGTTCGGTGATTCTAGCGGGATTGATATCGGCACAAGTCCATCAACAGCATTCGATATGATTCGCCTCTGGCATAACGCTAAGACGAATGGTCGACCAACTGTCGTAAATATGAGTTGGGGGTTGCGTTGGAAGACGCCTCACGCCCCAACTACTATTTTTTATCGCGGCGAAACTTTTTCGAATCAAAATCAAAATGATTCGAATGCTTCGACCATTTGGAGTCAATATGGTATTCCTGCAATAAAATATGGTGCAGCGCAAGATCGTTATTTGCCTATGCAATCTGCAGCATATGATGTAGAAATCGAAGAAATGATCGAAGCAGGTATTCACGTTTGTATCTCTGCAGGTAACGGTTATATAAAATCAGACGTTCCTGGTGGTGTCGACTACAATAACTATGCTGTATTCCCTGTGACAACGAACGGAATCACTTCAAATCAGACTATTCGTTATCATCGTCCTGCTTCACCATACCATGAGAATGCATATTTCGTAGGTAATATCTCAAGTTCGCCTAGAAATTCATTAATGAAAGTTGATGGCGCTGAACAAAGCAGTAACCGTGGTCCTGCGGTCAATGTTTGGGCGCCAGGAACAGACATTATGAGCGCGACAAATAGTTCGAGTACTGGCGATGATGTGTTCAACTACCCTGACAACGCGAGTTACAAAATCAAAAGCGTTTCTGGTACGAGTCAAGCAGCACCTCAGGTAGCAGGTGTCTTGGCGCTTCACCTTCAAAGTCAACCTTATCTTACTCCTGCTCGATTGATGAGAAAGGTAATTGACGATGCGGTTGAAGGCATCATTGAGACGAATCGAAGAGATGACGATTTCCAAACATTCGGCGGTAGTTTGTTGGGTGGTCCAAATATATTCTTGCGCAGTCGATATGGTGTTGCGAATCCGTTTAATGTTGAGGTTCCATCAGTAGGTGGCGGCAGCGGTAGTGGTGCTGGTACTGAAACTGGTGAGGGCGGAACATACGATCCAAGCGTAGATACTGAAGTTGAATATACATCTCAGTCTGGATTCATGTTCTTTACTCAATCAGGAGAGCAAATAGTCAGTCAATAAGGGTTGTTTTGTATAAGTATAAATAGATGAAAATCGTTTACACTTATGGAGTGCTTCATGGCATCACCTAATTCAAGACAAACCTTTATTGATTACTGCCTGAGAAAACTTGGCGAACCAGTGATCGAGATCAACGTTGATCCTGATCAGATTGAAGATAAAGTAGACGATGCGTTACAGAAGTATCGCGAATACCATAGCGATGCTACTGTGCGCATCTTCTTAAAACATCAGATGACTGCTGATGATATTGCCAACAAGTACATTCCTATCTCGGACGAGATCGTTTACCTCACGAAAGTCTTTCCTCTAAGTCCTACATACGCCAATGTCAATATGTTTGATATACGCTATCAGATGATGTTAAACAGTCTGGGCGATTTCATGAACTTTGCTGGCGGGATGTCATACTACTATCAATTAGAACAGTATCTTGACTTCCTCGATATGTTGTTGGACGGAACACCGCTGACTACATTCTCACGCAAGCAGGGACGTTTATATCTGCACGGAAACATCGAAGATCGCGATATCTCAGAAGGTCAGTTCCTAATCGCAGAAGCATTTCAGATCATCAACGAGAACGATCATACTACTGTCTGGAACGATATCTGGTTGAAGGAATATGCGACTGCGCTGATCAAGCAGCAGTGGGGTATGAACCTGATCAAGTTCGAGGGCATGCAACTTCCTGGCGGTGTAACATTAAACGGTCGTCAGATACTTGAAGACGCAAACAGTGAAATCGAAAGACTCGACGAGAAGATTCGTTCTGAATACGAACTGCCTGTCGACTTCTTTATGGGATAATTCATGGCAACTAACCCTTACTTCTCACAAGGTACTCGTAGCGAACAATTGATGTACGAGGACATAATTATTGAATCGCTCAAGATGTATGGGCAGGATGTCTATTACATTCCTCGCGAGATTGTCAACCGCGACCGCATCTTTGTTGATGACTCAGTATCAAGGTTCGACAACGCATACAAGATTGAGATGTACATCGAGAACACCGAAGGGTTCGATGGAGAAGGCGACCTCTTTACTAAGTTCGGCGTTGAGATCCGCGATGCTGCTACGTTCGTTGTAGCAAAGCGTCGTTGGAATACTACTGTTGCGCATCACGAACAAACAGTAACAGAGTCATTCGCTCGCCCACGCGAGGGTGATCTGATTTATCTGACACTCTCTAACTCTATATTTGAGATCACACGTTGTGAAACGCAGCAACCGTTCTTTCAATTAAAGAACCTACCAGTGTTTAAACTGCGTTGTGAACTCTTTGAATACAATAAAGAAGACTTCGACACAGGTATCGCTGACCTTGATGATATTAATGACGGTGACTCGGCAGAGAGTTTACCAGTCGAAGCACAAAACAACGACTTCGAAGACGTTGGCGATATGATCATCGACTTCAGTGAAAGCAACCCATTCGGAGACCCAACCTAATGTTCGGCGATCATTTCTACAATCAAAGAATACGAAAGGCAGTTGCTGTATTCGGTACACTGTTCAATGACATTCACATTGTTCGTAAAAACAGTTCCGGTAATGTTTTGAGCGAAACCAAAGTGCCACTATCCTATGGTCCACGCAGAGACTTCTTGGCACGTATTGATCAAATGAACGCTGCTGGGGCAGACGAACGTCAGATCGCGATCAAGTTACCTCGTATGTCATTCGAGATCGTAGCGATGCAGTATGATGCGACTCGACAATTACCGAAAATGAACTTCTGCCCAAAGGCAGGTGACACGGATACTGAGAGCACTCGCACTAAACTATACAGTCCTTCACCATATAATATTTCTTTCCAACTGAACATCTATGCAAAGTCTCAGGACGATGCATTACAAGTAGTTGAACAAATCCTACCATACTTCACACCTCACTATACGCTTACCGTGAATCCGCTATCAGATTTTGATGACGTCAAAGAAGATACGCCTGTAACATTACAAGGTGTCACTTTTTCTGACGACTATGAAGCAGTTCTAGAAGCAAGAAGAACTATCATCTACACGCTAGATTTCGAAATGAAAATTAACCTATATAAAGATGCTTCAAGAAATCAATCTATCATTACTCAATACGATGTTGACACGTTAAATTTAGACGGGTCAGAAATTTTTAGCAGTGTTGAAGATAGTGCTAATCTTGAATAATTATTTCGTATAAATAAGTACAAAAGCGTTAGATCATGAGGGACTAAAATGCCAGGAATTAAAACGAGCGACTTGACAAAGCACTTAGGATCTCCAGCAGATTCAGATGTTATTGCTTTCGTTGATGTAAGTCAGAGTCGTTCTAAGAAAATTACAATTGCCGATATGTTATTGGCGACTCCTAGGCAAGATTGGTTAGATTCGGATGCGATCGTTTCATTAATTGACAGCGATCATATTAATTCCAGAATCGACGAGATCCCTCTGAATATTGACACAATTAATACCCAATCGGGTCTCTTTGTTAATATCGATCCTTCTGACGGTGGTTTGATTTCTCACGATATTATTGGTTCTACATCGTATGCGTACGATTCAACATGGGAAGAAGGTGCAAGTATATTATTACATCTTCATGGTGGCGCAAACCAAGTTCTTTGGCCCGCCACATACTGGATTGGAGGTTCTGCTCCTAATTTAAGTGATACGAGCGGAAAGCATATCATAAAACTTTGGAAACTAAATTCTGATGTATATGGTGATTATCAGGGTCTTGCTACCCTAGTAGAGTCGTCACTAGACGGCGAATAACGTCGTCATAAAAAAATAAAAAAAAATTCAAATTTTAGGAGAAATCTAAAATGGCAATCAAATTTACAGATCTTCCACAACTTTCTGGATCACCTGCTTCAGACGATATCGTCGCAATCGTAGACGTTAGCGAAGA